CGCATGAATAGACCGCCGTCATCTGCATCGCAGATCTTTCGGTCACTCTTTTACCACTCGTGCTGTTCCCCAGGAAAAAGCTGAATGCGTTTCCCGCTGTACGGTTCTCAGGCTTGTCCCTTGATCTGAATAAACCGCTAAAAATGCTCATAGGCACCTCCTTTGTCCCAAAAATGGACATAATAAAAGCACCTGCCGTTTTTCGGTAGATGCTCTGAAAAGATATTCCTCTATTTACTTATGAAAGGCTTAATTAAAGCTATTCGTTATTTATTATTCTCTATTTGTATAGTATAATAATTAAAATAACACTTAGAGGTACTTGCTTAATGAAAATATATATTGATGAATCAGGCTCTATCAACAACAGCCTTCCACAAAATAAAAACTTTGTAATAGCTTTAGTCAATGTAACAAGTAAAACTGGTATTGACAGAGCTTATAAGCGATTCATTTCATCCAATCATGATCGCCTGTTAGAACTAGACCGTGCAAAAACAAATTCAAGCGGCGGTATAACACGTGAAGGCGATAAGATGTTTAAGGATGGTGTCTTCCAGGAACTCAAAGGCTCTTCGTTTGATAAACCTATGAAAAAGAAATTCATAGAATTTTTCGCTCGTAAACAGTCTTTTGAACTATTCTATATCAAACTTAACAATTGCAAACTGCAGGATCGATATTGTGAAAATACTGCACGTTCATTCAACTATGCAATAAAACTGGCGCTGGAGTATTTCCTAAAAAACGGTTACCTTCCAAAGGAAGACTGCTTTTTACAGCTTGATGAACGCAACGAAAAAACTGAAACCAAGTTTTTCCTTGAGAACTACTTAAATACAGAAATAATGCTTCCAGGCTCTGCCGGCAATTTTAAAGTCGAATATTTTGATTCATGTAATAACAAGGCAATTCAAATAGCCGATGTTTTTGCCAATATTTTCTATTCGAACATGGTCACAAAAGGTGTATATGACGATGATATTGAATTGCTGAAAAAAAATAATATTCTAAAATATATTTTTGAATTTCCCCTTTAGAAATATTCCTAGAATTATTGACATCTGAATTCTTAAATGCTATTATAATCATACCAACAGTAAGTCCTATGTCAGTGCCATTATCGAGGTAAGCGTCATGTGTTGGCGTCACTATTAGGCAATTGGTATCTATGATAATTAGACCAGTCATTGACTGGTCTTTTTCTTTGTCTATATCACAAATAGTCCCCTGGTGTCGTACACGGACTCGGAAGTATCGTTTCCACATCTGATTGCACGGTCAAGTCCCATTATCGACGCAATGACACCGTCTATCTTCTCCGTGGATTTTTCCTTATCAGCTTTGATGTTGCCGGCAGGATCTGTCCTTATATAGATGTTATCCATCATCCATCTGAGTACAGGATGACCGCCATGTGCTATCCTTCCTTCAAGCGTAAGTTTCATCAGTTCTTTTGTCGGAGGACTCATGTCTTTGAATCCTTGGCCGAAGGGAACGACGGTGAACCCCATCCCTTCCAGGTTCTGGACCATCTGCACTGCTCCCCATCTGTCGAATGCAATTTCACGAATGTTATACTTTTCTCCCAGGCCTTCGATGAACTTCTCGATATAGCCGTAATGAACGACATTGCCTTCCGTGGTCTTTAGCATACCCTGTTTTTCCCAGACATCATACGGCACATGATCGCGCCTTACACGAAGGTCTAGTGTTTCTTCCGGTATCCAAAAATACGGAAGTAATATGAACTTGTCATCTTCATCCTCAGGTGGAAAGACAAGTACGAAAGCCGTGATATCAGTTGTCGACGAAAGGTCAAGTCCACCGTAGCACACTCTGCCCTTTAATGATTCCTCATCGACAGGGAAAGCGCATGAATCCCACTTATCCATAGGCATCCACCTTACGGACTGCTTCACCCACTGATTCAGTCGTAGCTGCCGAAAAGAATTTTCTTCACCCGGATTCTGCTTGGCTGATTCACATGCCGCCTTCACCTTATCAATGCCCACGGTTATCCCAAGAGATGGATTCGCTTTTTTCCAAACTTCTGGATCGGTCCAGTCATCTTTCTCATCAGCTCCATATATTACAGGATAAAAAGTATTATCTATCTTTCTTCCCTCAAGTATATCCTTCGCCTTCTGATGAGTTTCATAGCATATGCTATTAATGTCAGTGCCGGCGGTAGTTATAAGGAAGTACAATGGCTGCATCCTCGCATCACCGGATCCTTTCGTCATTACATCGAACAGTTTCCTGTTCGGCTGCGTATGTAGTTCATCGAACACCACCCCGTGTATATTGAAGCCGTGCTTAGAATATGCTTCTGCAGAAAGTACCTGGTAAAAACTGTTCGTAGGATGAAAGATTATTCTCTTCTGAGAAGCAAGTATCTTGACCCTCTTATTCAGTGCAGGACACATACGCACCATATCAGCAGCCACCTCAAATACGATGGATGCCTGCTGGCGGTCAGCTGCACAGCCGTATACTTCAGCTCTTTCTTCCCCGTCACCACAGCATAATAAAAGAGCTACCGCAGCGGCAAGCTCACTCTTGCCCATCTTCTTTGGTATCTCTATGTATGCGGTATTAAATTGTCTGTATCCGTTTTCTTTTAGAACACCGAAAACATCACGGATTATCCTCTCCTGCCAGTCTATCAGTTCGAATGGCTTTCCTGCCCAGGTGCCTTTTGTGTGGCAGAGGCACTCAATAAAAGAGACCGCGTAATCTGCAGCCTTCTTATCATAACGAGATCCTTTTGCCATGAACCCTGTAGGTTTATATTTCTTCAGTTTTCGCAAAGTACCTCCTCCCGCCTGCATCATCCTGTAACGAGAAGAAGACCCTTTCGGATCTTATCTCCTCTGTAACTGCTAGTTGTATTTCTGAAGCAGTATCATGTAAGCAATTGATGTCGGCTCATCTTCCGGCTCAATGTCCCATCCTCTGTCATAGTTGCATGTGACCCGGCCGTTTATCTTTATCATGAGTTTGCTTATCCTGCCCTCGTTTATGCCGAAATGACTCGGTTCTTCAAAATGCTTTACCCAGTAATGGCATATGGTTTTCCCATTGTTGTCCTTTCCTGGTATTCCTATAGTTCCTTCACTCCACATATTCTTACCTCCTTGCTTCGTGCTTTTCTTTTCGTAGTCTATATATCACTCTGAAAGCACATAATAGCAAGTCATTTCTGTAGATAATGATGTATTTATTCTGTATCTCCTGTCATAATGAAATGCGCATATTTACTACGGTTGTCTCTATCATCAAGAAATATGGCAAGGTCAAATAAATCCATGTCAAACGCTATGCGCTGCACTGCATTTACATCGAACATGTTAGTGCGGCCAGTATCTCTAACTTTTAGGATCTGTTCCTTTATCTTTTCATCCATTTTATTTCTCCTTCACAATTCGCACTACATCTTCACCAGGTATGGCGTTGAGTCCGGAGCCATTATCCCATGAAATCAGTATCGAACCAATATCATCAACACCTATAACTGTGCCTTCGGTACCTACTGGCGGCGCCTGAGGATCGTTCATTGAAACAAGCTCAACACGAGTTCCTGCAGGATACATTTTCCTGGTGGTCTCTACATTATTCATGCTTTGCGCCTCCTTTAAATGCTGATGAGCCGCTAAGGTTTTTCAGCAACACTTTTCTGTCAGTCTTGAACTCGTCACCGATGAACCCAAGCCTTAAAAGGAAACACCTAAATGCATACTTCTCGTTTTCGACCTCATGGTCGTGGCCTGTAATTCTCTTACTTTTAATTGCTGTTGACGCAAGTTTTGATATGAAATTCATGTAGGCATTCGCTTCTTCTGGAGTAGCCGCATTTCTAAACCAAGGGAATGATATCTTATCTTCGTTTACTTCTATCGGAAGTATGTCTGCTCCAACAGCTTTCTTTATGAGGCTTTCTTTGCTGCTAACAAGCGCTCTAAGTCTTGCAAGTTCATCATCTGAAAACATTGTTCTTGGAAGTTGAACAGCCAGACCATCAGGCTCACTCGTTTCTTCCGGAGTAAAGCCTCTTTCCATCAGGCGCTCTGTAAGAAGTTCAAGATTGCTGATATCATCGCAGGAAAGCGCACCTTCCTTATCTACTGTATAGCTTCCAATCCTATACGCACATGTTGACATTCCAAGGTAACTGCTTTTTTCTCCAGTGATCTCGCTGATGCATCCAACCAGCTTTTTTCTTTCTGTGCTTTCTTCAAATTTAATTTTCATGTTTTTGTACCTCCTTTTTGGTACTTACATATATCACTCTGAAAGCACATAATATCAAGCTAATTCTGTAGCTTCTTTGTAAGTATACTTTTTGCCACCACGAACTACATATACATCTTCAGAAGATCCGGTCTGCTCGATCATACGGTTTACAACTACATCACAGAACTTCTCATCAAGTTCCATTCCATAACAGATTCGGTCAGTCTGCTCACAGGCAACCATAGTGCTCCCGGATCCAATAAAAGGATCTAGTACAATACATCCGCTCATTGACGAATTCACTATTGGATATGCAAGAAGAGGTACCGGTTTCATTGTAGGATGATCAGTGTTCTTCTTCGGCTTATCATATTCCCAGATTGTTGACTCCTTCCTGCCTTTATACCATTCATGCTTTCCTTTCTTCTTCCATCCATAAAGGATTGGCTCATGCTGCCACTGGTATGGAGAACGTCCTAGCACAAGACTTTGCTTCTTCCAAATGCAGCATCCTGAAAGATAAAAGCCAGCATCCTGAAAAGCCTTTCTAAAGTTGAGTCCTTCAGTATCAGCATGAAACACATATATGCTGGCATCGTCCGCCATGGCTTTTTCGGTATTTGTAAAAGCATCGTACAAAAGCTGATAGAACTTATCGTTTTCCATGTTATCGTTTTTGATCTTTCCTGCGCTGCCTTCGTAATCAACATTGTATGGAGGGTCCGTTACGACTAGGTTCGCTTTGCTGCCATCCATCAGCGCTTCATAAGTCTCTGATTTTGTGCTATCACCACAGATCAGACGGTGCTTTCCGATAATCCATATATCCCCTGTCTTCGTTATGGCCGGTTTCTTAAGTTCGTCATCCACATCAAAATCGTCATCTGTAACATCTTCAGATGTCAGCAGCTTATTAATCTCGCTATCGTCAAATCCGAGTAGTGCAACATCAAAATCCGCGCCCTGAAGGTCTGAAAGTTCTACTGCGAGCATTTCTTCGTCCCAGCCGGCATTAAGAGCCAGCCTATTGTCCGCGAGGATGTATGCTTTCTTTTGAGCATCTGTAAGATTTTCCGCAAACACACATGGTACAGTTTTATATCCTTCAAGCTTTGCGGCCTCTATCCTACCGTGACCGACTATGATATTGTAACTACTATCAATGACAGCCGGGGATACGAATCCGAATTCACGAAGCGATGATCTAAGCTGGGCAATCTGATCCTTATTGTGAGTCCTTGCATTCCTTGCATATGGAATTAGCTTCTCAATATCAACTTGTTCAAATTTCTTTGTATCCATTACTTTTCCTTCCTCGATCTAAGCAACTGCTCCATCATATCGTCCTGCGGATTTCCCGTGAACGCTGCTGTACAGTTCTGCTTTACAATGTCGTATATTTCATACCAGAGAAGATTCGCTTGCTTCTGAAATGACTGGCTCATTTGAACGAACGGACTGGTGATTGCCCCGCCTGTTGTAGGGTGCTTACCTAATAGCCCATATGTGCTTATTGCGTCCTCACACTGTATATATCTTGCGAAGCTTTGCGCATAACCTTCTACCAGTCTATTGTTTACGAACTTTTCGCAGCCGCGATCTTCAAGCCATTTCCATGTTTCTCTGTATATCTCATCAGCGCCGAGTGGTTTACCATCACGCTGCTTTGCTGACAGGTAGCTGCTCGGATCTGGCATATCACTTCCGGTAAGATCAGCTGGATCCCCAATACTACCAGCAGAAAGTTCAGCTACCGGAAGTTCCATAATCGTTGCTGGTTTACCTTTGGTGATTTTATCTGCTAGTGCCTCCGGTTTATCGCCTGCGCGGATGCGTCTTCCACCTCTATTTGTCATGTCTTTCGCCAAAATTTCACCTCAATTTCTTAAATCCCCCGTTTGAACCGGCATTTTTGTGCGTGTGACCCCGGCACCGTTGCCCTCAGGATCGTCTGCAGAGATAAAGACCGCCCCTCCCCTCGGAGAAATATTATTTTTCACCGGTCTCATCATCTGCATTATCCGGTCTTCTTCTGTTCCATCTGTCCCCGCGTTCCGCATGTATCCTTGAATGGCACGACTTGCAAAGAGCCATGAGGTTGTCATCGTCATGCGTACCGCCTTCTGACAACGGCTTGATATGATGAACCTCTTCTGTCTTCGCATACCTTCCGTCCTTCAGACACATCTCGCACAAAGGATGCGCCGACACATACCTGTCTCTTATCCTCTTCCATGCTCGCCCGTATCTACGATGCGTGTGCGGGTCTCGTCCGTACTTCTCATAACGCCTGTCCTCTTCCTTCTGATGTTCACTGCAGTATCTGCTGCCACTTTCCACAAGCCTAGGACATCCCGGGAAGGCACAGGGCTTCCTTGGTTTTCTCGGCATCCATGCCACCTCNTTTCATTGCATAAGAAAACCCCGCAAGGTTTCCCCCGCGAGGTCAGTCTTCATTCTTTTTTCCTGATTATACTATAACACAAAAGGCATGTGGGCATCTCAGGACATTTGCGGACATTTCGGGCGTTTTTTATATTTCTACAGGGTTTTCCGGCATTTTGCAGTGCTGCAGCGCATTCCCATGCCACCTTCTGACCGTCCTTGGATCGGCATGGAGTTCCTCGGCTATCCTGTCCCAGGTGTAA